TAGATTATTAATACCGAAACTATTTGTGGTGGCGACCATCTTTAGCCCTTCTAGCAGAGAATTACTTACAAAAGCCGGCTTCTCATTCAAATTACTCGGAATCCACACAAACTGCGGGTACATTATTATATTTAAGGAGGTATACAAAACCTGGTTTCTCAATGGGCTGTCAAATTTTTGTATTATAGCAGACATACAAATAGGATGACACAAGGCCATCATTTGCTAGATAACTAGAATCAAAAAATAAGACAAATTTTTGTATTATAGCAGATATACAACTATCGTGTTTACGCTAAACAACTTACGTGTTTACGCTAAACAACTTACGTGTTTAAAATTTGAATACAAAAAAGATTCATAAGATAGATATAGACATGCGTTTCTGTGAAATTTGCGGATACTATCTTTTCGTACGGGCGGATGCAACAAATCTGAAGCACACGTGTAAGAAAGATGGTATTACAATTGAAATGAAGCCCAGTACCGCAGAAGAGGCACTTATCTTAGAAACGCATTTTCGTACTGATTTACAGAATCAAAAGGGGAAGCAGTCTTTTATGAATGAATTTACTCGTTCAGATCCAACAATGCCACATCTTCATAATGTAAAGTGTCCAAATGGAGACTGTCAAAGCAATAAACCAGCTTCTGACCCTTCAACTCCAGCAAAGGATATTATCTATGTTAAAACGGATGTTAAGAATTTGCTCTTTGAATATCAGTGCCAAATCTGTAATAAGCAGTGGACAACTTAAGTCCCTGTTTAAAATATAAGAAAGAATAGGGATTAATGAGTGCTGGTGGCGGAGCAGGTCTTCTTGAATTAGTTGCTCGTGGAAAAAAAGATACTTTTTTTACTGGAGATCCTAAGATTAGTTTTTTTCACAGTTTATATCGGCGCGCTAGTCCATGGTTACGGGAAACTCGGTATTTACTTCCACGTAATGAAGGCGATTTTGATTCTTATATTGATTTTACTCTTGATCCTGTAGCAGATATTGTTAAAGATATTCATCTTTTAATTCAATTGCCGAGTTGGCTTCCACCCAGTATAGCCGCCATTAATGGGACTTCTGTAATTCGGGATTTAAGTGGAAATTCATATGGATATACGAATCATGTAGGATATTATTGTATTCAGAAAGTCCAACTTTTTCAAAATCAGCTCATGCTCTATGAAGATTTCGGTGAAACAATGTGGTTACGAACACAATCAAAATCTACGAATGGTAAGATTACTGTAGTAAATTCTCTAACAGGAGGGCACGATGGATCTATCCTTGAAATTCAACGAAATGCTACACCCGGTCAATTAGAAGTTAAACTTAATCTTCCGTTTGATTCTCTTCCAAAAGATTTTGGTATTCCTATTAGTGCTATAAGTCCATTTTCATTGAAAATCCGGATTTATATTAATAAGTTTTCACAGATAATGGAATCTTCTTCAGGTGAACTAGCACCTAATGTTTTTGAACGAGCAATGACCGTCCAAAGTACTCTGGGGGGAATTCCAGCGCGTTTTGTAACAAAAAAGAAAAGTGAATTGGGCCGACCCAATTTTCAACTACGTGTCCAATATGTCTATGTGGATTCAGTCTGTCAGAAACTTCTACGAGAAAAAACATGGAAAGTTCCATTCTTGCGATGTATTTCAAATCAATTTACACTAGAAGATAATATTTGGAAAATTGGTGTGCCGCCGACTCTGCGTAAAGTACTTGAAGTCTATGGGTCCATTCAACGAATCCGAATATTATTTCAATCAGCAGCATCTATGCGTGCTGGACAAGCATGGAAATATACGCCTTCTGCTGGTACTAACTGGTTTACATCGTTGACCTTTTTTATTCACGGCCAAGATCGTCTAGGCGTATGGGAATCTGATGTATTTGAAAAAGTAACATCATATTGCCATGATGTTGGAAAGAGTGTATCGGGTGTTTATTTATTAGATACAGGGGCGGAAGATTTGGATATTCCTGCAGGAACACTTAATTTAACACAGGCTGAAAAGCCCGAATTACAAATCCTCTTAGTTGATCTGGAGAATGATCCCCGAACAGGAGATAAAAAAACATTTTTGAGAGTTTATGCGGATATTTGGGATTTGCTGGAACTTTCTGGTCAATGGATTAAACTATCTTACTCGTAGTTAAGTTCATGCGGGTCTGAAACTTCCGTTACTACATTATCGTCAGGCTCAATGATATCAATGGCAGACTTGTGGATTGTTGTAACATGTGAAATAGTCTGAAACTTATCGGTCGGCTGAACCCGCTTACGACGAATATGGACAACAGTATCTGAATCATCAAAACCTTCATCATACTCCTGCTCTTCCTGTAGAGGTGCTGTCTGAGGACGCGATGACTTGAAACGAAGTGGGATATTCATAGGGAATACGTCTGCGGTATATGCCTTTGCTCTTGCTGCGACCACGGCCTTCTCCTTATCTAGACCCTTAATTGCGGCATTCTTGTAAGGAGACGGTTTTGACTGAAACTCAGTTGTATTTCGCGTTTCAACTACAGGATTAGCGCGGACCTGCTCAACTTCATTACGAAGACGGGATGAGAAGACTGACCCCTTAGCATACACAGGCTCGGTAGTCCTATGTGCTGTTAGGCCAGATGTGAACTGACGCTTGGAATACACTTCATTTGTACGAACTGATTCAATAAAATCAGGCGATTTCTCTACCTGTGGTGCAGGTGTCACCTTATTACTCGTACGCTTTCCTACTGTTGTCCACTGGCCTTCCATTACAAATTTTGTTAGTTCAACGGGGGTATGCTTTTTATCCGAGGGGTGGCATGTTCAAATTTTTTAGTTTTACTTGAAAATTTGAGTTATGTACTAGCAGTTAATTTAAGAATAGATAAATGAATCTTGATCGCATGAAATGGTATGGTAAAGAGCATTTGAATCCGGAACGCACTAAGAAACTAGTAGTTGCTTGGCAGGCTCCACCCGGAAATTCGGCTGCTTATTACTATATGAAGTTTCCGCATCTAGAGCCGTTTTGGCTTCCGGATGATCATCATATTGTAGGCTATAAAGAGGCTTTGTATCCGAAGGATAGAGATTATAGGACATTTAAATCACAGCCACCTGAAATTAAGTCTAAACATCAGGTGGAATGGGAAGATGGTTATGGTCCTTGTAACGTTTGCGGTGTGTGCTTGAAAGCTAAGGACGACAATAATGAAATGCGTGCTGATTATTACCGGCGGCTGGAAGCTTGGAAAATTAATGGAACTCCTATGTGATTATAGCCCTCCACGGAGACGGAGAACAAGGTGGAGCGTGGACTCCTTTTGGATGTTGTAATCGCTGAGTGTGCGGCCATCCTCTAATTGCTTTCCAGCAAAAATAAGACGCTGCTGGTCAGGAGGGATACCCTCCTTATCTTGAATCTTCTGCTTCACGTTCTCAATGCTGTCTGACGGCTCTACATCCAGTGTGATTGTCTTGCCAGTAAGTGTCTTAACAAAAATCTGCATTGTTGTTTCTAGTCTACTTTAAGATATTTCCTTTAGACGCTATTCTTTTGAATTTTTTTATTTTAAGATGGGTCCTCATCCACTGCTTCCTGCGGTTCGGGTAGTAGAGGCTGAGGAGGAGGCTCCGGCTGTCGTGAAATACTATCTTCCAGCAGAAGTGTTGCTAGAATCTCGTGGGCGTCCTCCATCTTATGGCGCTGAGCCAAGCGCATCCGCCGGTCCATATTCAGCTTGTCCTCAAAGTTGAAGACGAGGGAATAGACGCTGACCTGGTTCTGTTGACCAATACGATGAGCGCGTCCAATCGCCTGCTGGATCACTGCTGGATTCCAGTGCTGCGTATAGAGAACGACACGTGTACAGAATTGGAGATTCAGACCAGCTCCACCCGCTACCCATTGGACTACGAAGGCCACAGAGGGGTTTCCTCCAAGAACAAGATCTTTTGCTTCAGCGATAGAATCCTGCCTCTGCTGGAAACCCACTGAGCCATTAAGAATAAAGACTGTATATCCTTGTTCACGGAATGTATCGGCTACCACACGAATCTCATCGGTGAATGTGCAGAAGGCGATTGTCGGTTCTTTTGGCGTGGTAAAGAGAAGATTGGACAAAGCGTGTGTCTTTCCTGACGGAATACCCAGCCATTCCTCCCTTGGAATAATAAGTCCCTTCTTATGCTTAATAGAGTTGAAATAGACATACGGATGTGCCATCGCTTGGTTCATCCGCATGAAGAGTTCCAAAATCATAAAGGGCGGAGTCGGATGGGCTCTAGCAAAGATAATTCGGCCAATTAGCTTAGCCAAGAGCTTACGTTCGGGAATGGATTCTGCCTTACAGACGATGACTTCCTTCTTGTACGGAGGAGGGATACCGGGAAATCCTTGGACTCGGAGGTCCGCATAGGTTCGGCGTAGAAGGCATGTGCGCACGAGGGTAGGGATAGATTGATTGGTAGAACCGAGGAAAAGGAACAGATTCTCCATATCCTCTTCGCTGTTCTGAAAAGGTGTTCCTGTTAGAAGCCAGCGCACTTGTACATTTAATCGCATGAGGGCCACAAAGCGGCGTGTCTTGAGCCCGTTGCGAATATTCTGTGCCTCATCACAAACCACACGCTGGAAAGTTGTTTCATCTAGCAGTCCATACTTACAGCCATTTACGAAACGGTCGTAACTAATGAGAAAGACATACTTTCCTGTAGTCTTAGGATCACTATGTTGAGACCAACGAGAACTGCTTGTCTTCTTATGATATATCCCGATACTGGCCTGCTGGAGGGCTGTTGACCAAGTTTCTAGTAGAGAAGCGGGGACAATTAAGAGTGTTTTCTTGAGGGAACTGTTGAGGAGCAGACCGATAAGCTGCCATGTCTTTCCTAGACCCATATCATCGGCCAAAATGCCTCCTTGGAAGGGGACAGCATCAGCTGCTTCTCTGCTGAGAAGCCATTTCACGCCTTCCTCTTGATGTGGGAGGTAGGCAAATCCCTCATACGGAATTTTCAGAGCCATTTCTTTCTTACGTTGATGTCTTATGAAGGTGCACGCCTTTTGTAGCTGGTTGTGCCATTTCAATTTTTTTACTTATTTTTGCGGGTCTTTCTGCGATTACGATGACGCCGACTCTTTCGGGCTCTTTCACGAGGAACAAGAGAAACTTTTGCCATAGTATAAATCTGTTCTATCGTGTTTGTCATTTTGGGTTCACGCATTAATATTTGTGATTCTGTGATTAATTTAGAAAGATTCTGATAATGACTAAGTCCAACATCCATTATGACTAAAACAACATGTTTTGAGGGGTCAGGATTAGCATTTCTACTTTGAACAAATGCTTCTATTTTACGTATATTTCTGATATCTATTGCTTTTCTAATTAATCCTCTATATCTTAGATTTACAGTCGTTCTACTCTTAGTAGGAGTTGCTGATTTACTTGCTACCTGTAAATCAGTTATCATTTGTCTAAAATCAAAAAGTGTATTGTCTTTTCCTGCAAAATGTGTCGCAAGATCTTCTAATAAAAGTTCTATACTTGGCTCATAATTGGCATCTCTTTCTCCTCCTCTAAAGACATCAATCCATGCCGTATTAATTCTACTTAGGATTTGTACCGGATAAACTTGCTGCATCTTATATAACTGGAGCATGAACTTTTGTAAGTAGTTTTCAGTTGCTGGTTCACCATCTATTTGTTTAAAAATATACGCAGGATTTTGTATTTTAGAATCTCTAAAACCGTCTAATTCTCTTTCAAATATATTTAAAAAGGCTAATGCCATCTTAAATTCCTTGAAAGTTTCTATATCCGGGTGTGTATCTTTTTGTTCTATCATTGAAATTGTGGAATTTTTTCCATGTAATTTATTAAAAAAATCATTAATTTCTTCACCTTCTGAAAAATTTAATACTTGTGCACGATTTATCTGACCCAATGTATCATTAAAAAATGGAATTAGACTTAAATTAATTGCTACTCCTCCTTTACTATGTTCTTCGGGTAATACTATCACTGGAATACGCGAACCAGCAGACATCTATACTTAATTTAGAATAAATCTTCATCTTCAGGAAGAGTACCTAGAATCACATTTACCTTGGGCTTATTCTTCTCATGCTGGTAGGAAAGCCAATCATCCCAAGTCCAATAATCATTATCACGGAGATCACACCACTCTAGCATATCATTGTGATGCTTAATAACTTCAGTAAGGCGGTCAACTTCCTGCTCATCCTCGTGTGTCCAAGCCGCCTTGCGGACATACTTATGAAGCTCAAACTGACGGCGCCCTAGCATTTCGCGCCAATAATGTGCAGGAAGATTACTATCCATTTCTATTTAATTTACTGGCTGCACTTTGCCTGCTGCGGGCTGGGGGGGTCAATTTTTTTTGCGGAGTACAAAAATATTCTTATATATAAATGCTTTGCTGTTGCTGGAAAAAGACTGTAGAAAAGAAAACAATAACCAAACCTCTTCTAGCGGAATCTAAAACATATAGCGGTGAACCCAAAATAGTAGAACCTAAAATAGTAGCTCCCAAGATAATAGAACGAAAATTAACTGGATTTGAACCTGCTCCTTTGCCTGCTCCTAAAGCTGAGCCTATACTCGTAAAACCTGAGCCTGTGCCGGAACCCGAGTCTTTGCCTGAGCCCGATTCTGAACCTGTGGAAGAGCCTAAGATTTCTGAGCCTATTACAATTCCTTCTAAACATATAATACAGCCAGCCATCCCTCAAGAACAAATTCCCGCAACATTTGTTGAAAAAAATGATTTTTTACCAAGAAATGAGAAGAAACGTTCTAAATCCGGTAGACGTTAGGCAGAGCACATTACACACTCCTCTTCCTTCTTTGCGGGCTGAGCAATCTGCTGAACAGGCTCTACCGTAAACTGCTGGGCCTTGACAACTGACTTGGTCCGTAGATAATAGATGCCTGTCTTCAGACCCTGCTGCCATGCGTAGACATGCATTGAGGTAAGCTTGCGGAAATCGGGGTCAGCTACATAGAGATTGAGGGACTGACTCTGGCAGACATAAGCACCCCGCTGTGCTGCCATATCAATAAGGGTCTTCTGCTTCATTTCCCATACTGTCTTGTAGAGCGCCTGTATGTCCACGGGAATATCTGCGATGCCCTGTACAGACCCTCCATTTCCAATAATCTTGTTCTTTAGTTCGGGGGACCAAAGACCAAGTTGAAGGAGGTCGCCAATCAGATATTTGTTAACCAAGATGAATTCACCTGCTAGAGTTCGGCGGGTATAGATGTTGCTGGTAAAAGGCTCAATACACTCATTGTATCCAAGAATCTGGCTGGTAGAAGCAGTGGGCATCGGTGCTACTAGCAGTGAATTCCTCAGACCGTGCTGCTGGATATCCCGCTTGAGTTGTGCCCAATCTAGATCCACATCGTTGATCGGGTCAACCTGCCACAGGTCAAACTGAAGCTGGCCAAGGGAAGCAGGAGAACCCTTGAATGTCTCGTAGGGGCCCTCCTCCTTGGCAATCAACATGGACTGCTGGAGGGCCGCATAATACATATGGGCGAAAATCTGCTTATTAAGAGTGTATGCCTCGGGGGTTTCCCAGTTGAGTTTGAGAAGAGCAAATACATCTGCTAGTCCCTGTACACCAAGACCAATCGGTCTATGCCGCATGTTGGACTTGAGGGTCTCCGGAGTGGGGTAGAAATTCACATCAATCACCCTGTTAAGATTAGTCGTGGCAAGAGCAACTGTTTTACGGAATGCGGCAAAATCAAATTTGCCATTTGTGATAAATGCAGGTAGCGCCATGGACGCCAGATTACAGACTGCTGTCTCATCGGGTGCTGAATACTCAATGATTTCCGAGCAGAGATTGGATGACTTAATAACACCCAGATTCTTCTGGTTGCTCTTGCGATTACAGGCATCCTTATAGACTAGATAAGGTGTGCCTGTCTCAATCTGTGACTCAAGAATCTCAAACCACAACTTCTGCGCCTTAATCGTCTTCCTTCCTTTGTTCTCGGATTCATATCGCTCATACAAAGCCTTAAACTCTTCGCCATAGCAGTCAGAAAGACCCGGTGCCTCAGCAGGGCAGAAAAGCGTCCAATCGCCATTTGCCACAACACGCTCCATGAATAGGTCGGGAACCCAAAGGGCGTAGAAGAGGTCGCGGGCCTTCTCATCTTCAGAGCCGGTGTTCATCTTCATACGGATAAAGTCGCCAATGTCTGCGTGCCACGGCTCAAGATAGATGGCAAATGAACCATTACGCTTTCCACCTCCTTGATCAACGTAGCAGGCCGTGTTATTAAATACACGAAGCATTGGGACGATTCCATTGGAAACACCATTTGTGCCATGGATAATAGACCCCTTTGCTCGAACATTGTGAATGTGGAGACCGATTCCACCACTGTGCTTGCTGATTGTTGCACAGTCCTTAAGTGTATCGTAGATTCCAGCAATAGAATCCTCCTTCATTGCTAGTAGGAAGCAACTGCTCAACTGGGGCTTTGGAGTACAACTATTGAAGAGGGTCGGTGTAGCGTGCGTATATAGTTTCTGGCTCATCGCATCGTATGTCTCAAATGCCTTTTCAAGATTTGTGGGCCAGAATTCCAGGGCTGTCCTCATCCACATATGCTGCGGCCTTTCCAGCACCTTGCGATACTCATCGCGCAAGAGATATGACTTCTCTAGCGTCTTGAAGCCGAAATAATCAAAGAGATAGTCCCTATTGTAATCCAACTTCTCCTCAATCATGGGACCATTGGTGCGCATTAGAGCAACCAGGTTGTCGCTTACAGCCGGCTGTGTTTCGCCCTTCTTGTTCTTTACGGCCGCAAGACGTGTTACAACCTCTAAGAAAGTGGTCGGCGTATTCTTGTGGTGATTACTAACAGCAATTCGGGAGGCTAGAATGCCATAATCCGGATGCTCAGTAATATAGGCAATTGCTGTTGTACAAGTTAGTTCATCCAAATCACTCGTCTTAATACCGTCAATGATAGAACCCAGCACCTTCTGTGCAATCATTGTGGCATTTACAGAAAGTCCGTCGCAAGCACCACGAATTCGTGCGGTTACCTTATCAAAACTGACAGCCTCCATTTCTCCATTTCGCTTTTGAACACGCATATCTACAATATTACTCATTCCCTTATTGGCAAATTTACGCATCCGGGTTTATTCAAATTTATTATATGTATAGGATAGAATGTTGGGTATATTTTTACTGATATTATTACTATTAATGGGACTTAGTGTATTATCATGGTTTACCAATTATACGCCTAACATGGAGGGTCCTTCTCTGCCTGTTTTCACGAAGCAGGAAAACTTTTTGAGCCCTAATGACCAGTCAGCGGATTATAGACTCCTAGCAGACGCCCTCCCTCTTGACAATTCCATGGCTAAAGCGCGTACAGATATAACTTCTGAAGCGTGTCGCCTACGGGATGCAGCATTAGATTTACAACTTGATGGGGATTATTCACAGAGGACTAATAATTATCTGCGGAAATTCCCTGATAGTTGCTCAGCTCCCCGGCACGAGCTGCTTTTGAATTTTTACACTACTTCTGACAAAAAACCATTTCAAGCTGGGGTTCCACTCTGCTAATCATCTTTAACAAACATATAACGATTTTGTGAAGAAAGCCAACGTTCATATTCAGTATCCCAGCAAGACCAGAACTGCTGGTAACCGGGAAATCCGACCTCAGTCCACCAGAAAGAATTTCTGTGAACTGTCTTCCAATGACTATCTTCCAAGAACCAATAGGCTCTTTCACGAATAATACTTTCTGGCTTTAGTGTTGTTGGCTTCCATGCTGATAATTTACTGGTGTCATCCTTATAGAACGGCCCATATTCATATCGTAGTGTATCTTCCTCTTCAATGACCACAAGTACACCCATCCAACCCTCCTTTTCTAGCAGAATCGGTGATTGACTAAATTTCATTTCTATATATTCTACTGCTGGACAGTTGGTGACTTCCATTTGAATCTGCATTTGACAGTAATATTCATAGGGAATTTCATCCTCTATGAGTGAACGTGTTATGGGGCACTTAATTTCTACTAGATGTCCTGCTTGAGGCCCCGATTCAATCATTCCATCTGGACTGGCGGCTAGTTTTTTATGCGTTTTATGAATAATACGTCCAAGATTATCCGCAATTGGATTATTATTGAAGAAAATCATGGATGCTAAGTTTCTAGCAATTGGCTCAAACCGATGTCCCCATGTTGTGGCATGAAGACCATTGTTTTCATTACTAATTCCTACAGGAGTTGAATCCTGGACTGGAGTAAGACCCACTGCTTGTTGATTTGCCAAACTTGCTGCTTTGATAAATTTACGGTCATAGACGTTTTTACGAGCAGCTGGTGCTGTTCCAATTACATATCCGAATTCACTAGCAGTAAGAAGATTAATTTTCTCCGCATGCCACTCAAGTGTATGCTGCTCTGTCTGCGGTTTATTTTTGATAGATTCTATAAAATCAGCGGCTTCTTTGGGTACAAAGTGGGGTGCTTTCTTCTGTGCCCATTTCATTGAAGACAGGAGCAAACAGTCTAAGATTTCATGCTCTTTCTTAATTTGTTCTGGATTTCGTTCAATATGTTCATTTAGTGTTTCCCATTCTTGCCATATATCATCACGAACATAATCAAGTTCCCAATTATCCAGAGGAAAATTGCGGTCTGATTCTTTGTACCACTCATTGAACCAATGACAGATATTGGAATACATTGTCTCTATTTCTCCATCGTATTTTCCGTTGCTTGCTCTTGACCCGTTAGGATTGCTGGGGCTAGTTGGGCGGGAACTCGTGTTCTCCGTTTGGTTGCTCGTGGTAACTCTACTTTAAAGGAGCGAACTGTGTCTGTTGTTTGAATTGTTAGGCCTTTTATTTCATCAATTTTACACGTTTCGGTATTATAATTTACAATCTGACGTGTTTTAAGAAGTCCACGGTCAAGTGCGGATAAAAGACACTGGGTTAAACGTGTTTTTTCTTCTACTGTAATATCTTTGTATTCATTCGCAAAAGTACGAAGGCGATCTATTCTAAGAGCACGATCTAACTTAATCCAAGGTCTTTTAAGAGTATTTTTATTTTCTGATGTGAAGAAGGCATCCATTCCCTTTTCCATATTTTGGAGAAAGTCAAGAGGTGCCTGCGGTGCTTGCGCCTGCTGAACAGGGGGGGGTGCTCCAACTGAATTTATAATCGTCTTAATGCGTTTTACTGTCTTTGCTCGTTGCATTTCACCTAAGTATATATAGCAGCATGTGTTTAGGTAAGCCCTTTCTATACATGGTGGATTCATTGTAGTATTGATGTTCTACCAGAGATATCTAATGCTCTTCTTAGCAGATTCTGTGTTGAATGAGGTAAATTTACGGCTTTGTTCCAGCCAAATGGATCTTCAATTGAATTAATGGATTTATTGTATAATACTGTTGAACTTTGCCATGATTTATCCAGTGAAGCATGTTCTTCAAATATATTAGGAGTCTTAGAATTAGTATTCCAATAAATCTTATATAAATTCCAACCATTTCGGGGAAGCAGACTCCCTTCAGTTTTGCCCGAATAGGGTAATACATAAAACGAGAATAGACTCATTGTCTTTCAATATAGATTTTACTTTAGGTTCGCTCAGCTAAAGCTGAATGCGGATATTTAATTGTATATTTTGATTTAACATAATAGGGAAATAGGAAATGCAGAGACCTAACTCTACTTTTCATGGCATGAATCCTCAAGAAAGAGAATCTAAATTATCCGCACTTCGCTTTAATCCACTTGGGCCCCGAAATGTGGTTGACCCTTCTGTCTTTTCTCGTCCTGAGTCGCAGGCATTTAGAAAAGAAGAACGTTCTGTATTAACTGACTCGGTTGTAATTGAAAGTCCTAAAATAAATGCGGGTACAGCCTCGTGGAATGAGCCAATCCGACCTCCACCTACGGGGTCGGGAATACGTATTCGTGTAGAACCTAATTCTCGTGATGCTATGAACAGTCGGATTTTAGAACAGATGCCTTTTACGGCGGCTCGTAATATTGTTCCGCAGGATATTTTAAACGCTACAAAACCACTTGTTCAGGACATGAACCCAATTGATTCACGACGAGGAGTAAATAGTTACAAACAAGCAGTGGAGTTCTTCCCTGATGCGGATACAAAGACGGGTATACAGCCCCAGGCGAAAGAACCCGAGCGTTTCATGCAGAATCCCTATCTACAACGATTGGATGCTGCGAATGAACCTCGTCAGATTGTGCGCGAACTTCGCTCAGCCGTCACTGAGGATAATCGGGAGAAATATTTAGATTTATCACAAAAAATAGCAAATCGTAATTTTTCACATGTTTTAATTCAGGGCGACCAGGTAATGGTTCAGCAGGTTACTAATCTAAAGGCTTACGAGTTATTAAAACCTAAGCTTGATGATTTTTCCACAGATTATAGACGATATGAATAAGTCGCAACTTAGTCAAAACTTACAATTACATTCATTTCATGTTGATTTACAACTTTCATGGCTGAACGCGAAAGTTCAGTACGTTGACGACGACCTGATTGTAACTTCTTGCCGTCCTTTGAATAGTGCTCCTTGATACTAGCATTCATATCTGCTTCAATAGCTGTGCGATTCTCCTCAATATAATCAAGAATCTTCTTTTCAATAAACCAGCGGAAGAAGTTTAATTGCCCAACTGTTGTCATGATTGACGGTTGGTTAAGGGCTTCAAACATAATACGGTCGCGGCGACAGAAGGGATCAAATAACTTCTTAGAATATGCTTTTAGTTCTCTTTTATAGTTAAAATGAACTAAAAACTGCTTTGTTCCCATCATATACGATGTATTATTCTTCTTCGCGTAATTTGTAATGAACCAATCCACTAGCCGTAGGCTTATGGGCGATTCGCCTTTAAGAATAGGCGTAATCTTTTCAAGATTTCCGGTCTCATTGTAGAAAGTTTGGAGATTTTGGACAATAAAATCTTGCCGACATTGAACGCGTACTTTTTGAGTTGTGTTACGCGGATCGGAGTCTTGCATAATAATCTATTTTATCTAGAAGAGTTTAAGTTATAAAAAATTAAACGCGGATTAGTTAGATGGCTGATTCAGATTCAGATAATGAAGTTCCCGCTGCTGGAAGAGAAAGGGGTGGGCCTGTAGCACCTAGAGGTAGAAGACAAAGAGCTGCTCCTGTAGAAGAACCTGTGGCTGTACCAGCAGAACCTGTGGCTGTACCTAGAGCTAGAAGACAAAGAGCTGCTCCTGTAGAAGAACCTGTGGCTGAACCTGTTGCTGTACCAGCAGAACCTGTCGCACCTAGAGGTAGAAGACAAAGAGCTGCTCCTATAGAAGAACCTGTGGCTGAACCTGTGGCAGAAGAAGAACCTGTTGAAGCTCCTTCTGGTGCTCCTCGTAGATCTGCTAGAAAACCCCGTGCTAAAAGTGTTGCTACTAAAAGGAGAAATCTACGGGAATCTAGAAGAGTATTAGCACAAAGTGGATTTAATGCTGAAAATGATCGTGAAGGAGGGGAAGAAGGCAGGGAAGGTCCCGAAGAAGGTGGGGAAGTTCCCGAAGAAGGTGGAGAAGGTCCCGAAGAAGGTCCGCTCGGAATGATTGGTGCTATGCTAAAAAGCACTGTAAATTATTTGAAAACTGATCCTTATAAAAACGCATTTGATTCAGAAATAGGAGAAGAACCGTATACCAGTTTAACACAATTATATGAAACGGCTAAAGAAAATCCCAATTCACCAGAAACACTTCGTCAAGTTACTTCTGATTTTCGTGCTCTTAAACAAACTTATCATAATGCGGGATGTGATACAGATGTAAATATTTCAATAAATCCAAGATGTTTAGGTGTTCAAGCAGGTTTATATATGAGATTATTTGATATTCGTAAATCTATTGACGATTCTCTTGAGCAAATGAAACCAATTCAACAACAGGCTGTCCTAGCACGAATTAATAGAGAAGCACGTCCTGAATTTGGGGAGGAAGATGTATTCGTTCCTGCTGGAGTATAATTTAAAACTTATAAAGAGTAGATGAGTCAATTAAATTCTAATGTAAATAATTTTTCTAAATCATTGGGTCTGGCATATTCAAGGAATGGAAGTGTACAATATGTTCCCGGATTTAATAGAGATTCCGCAGAACGTCTTTATGCGCTTGTTCAAGAACGAAAAGGTGGAGATCAACCCCTTGAATTAAGGCTACAATGGATTGTATTACTTGTTACACTTTATAAGAAGACAACGCTTGCTGATAAGAATAAAGTTCTTTCTTCATTAAATTCAGCTGGATATAAAAATAATATTATTCAGAAAATTGCTACACTGGGTCAAGGTATTTCACGAGAAAGTATTATAGAATCAGTTAGAGGTGTTGGTGCCTTGAGTAATGGTCCTTTGAAACTTACGGAAAATGATATTAATAAATTATTCCCAGCCTAGTAGTAGGATATGAATTATTTACTTAAATCTAAATACGCTCTTTATTCCGCAATTGTATTCTTTCTTTTTGCGAATCCGTACACATATCACATGACAGAAGGATTTTTTGGTTCTTTTTTACATATTGCGACGAATGATTGCCCCACTGTGTATGGCGTATTTTTTCATACATTTCTTTTCTTTCTAGCAATGTTTGGTCTTATGACTGTCCCGTCTCTTGCTCAAGGTCTTTAACTTTAAATGCAATAGTCATTAGTTTTCTAGCAGCTTCTCTATATGAATAATTCTCGTGAACAAATTTGGCCGGAGTATAGGATGACATATTACTAAGAAAAGTCTCAAAATCAGATTTCCAGACCTCCTCAGTTGATTTCAATCCACATTCAGGTGACCATGATACAATGCTTGTAACCGAACCTTCCATCACTTTATTATTAGATCTATAATAAGTCCGGTCAATACAAAAAATAGGACAATTACATGCCATAATTTCTAATGCTGCTAGCCCCTGTGTTTCTTCATTATCTAACATTATACAAAATTTACTTTTTCGTGCTGCTTCTCGTAGCATTGCGGGTTTATAAAAATGGTAGCATACTACAGTTCCCGTCATTCCATAAAAATTATGGAATATTACACTCCAAATATTTTCAATATCTGCCATTCTTTGTGATTTATAATAAATGAAAAAATCCTGTGTTTTTGGTTCAGGACTTGGAGTAAAATAATCTGTATCTACACCTGATTCCCATATATTAACTGTTTTAGTTTTATCATTTAGGGCTTTTCTAATGGGAAATTTTTGTTCTAACCAATTTATAACCCACATTGCGGAGAATGTTAGATTTGTAGCGTACGACCATATTAAATCTTCATTCGCATCCTTCATACCAATATAACAAAGTGGAATTGGATTTGGACCAAAAATTGTATTTTTTGGATACATTCGGACATCTTGATATATGCCAAATAATTGGATATTAAACCAACCCGGTTCGTTTATAAGAATAATTGCGTCTGGCAACAGTTTTTTTAAACCAATTAATACTCCTATAATAACTGCCGTGGGTCCTCCCGCAGCAAAATGACCTGTATGTATCCATAATCCTATTTCCATATCCATTCCCTAATTTGTTATTTGTTTGTATTTATTTTTTTAAACTAAGCAATAATTTCTTCATATAATGGTTTCAATTCATTATCCCACATAAAATTCTGAGCCACCTTTTTGGCCTCTTGGCCATGCTTTTCACGAAGGGAAGAATCTAGCAAATACTTCTCAATTCCAAGACAGTAATCGTGCGGATCTACACAGAACGCCTTACCTCCAAGAGCGCCCATTCCAATAGGGATATGATACGCTATATTTGCGGGGATAATAACACTATTGCTAGATGTACAAAACTCATTAAGGCCAAGGATATCAGGAACAACCTGTGGAATTCCAACACCCATCTGCTCCATCTGGCAGAGACCAAATCCTTCACCTTCTGTGGTTGTTACACCGATATCTGCGGCGTTATATAGATTATTGATTTCAGAGTCAGGCAGTGCTTGATCCGCATTGCTTACCATGAGTCTACTAGCAAAAGGCTCAATCGCCACATTGCGACTTCTGAGTTCTTCTACATAGATGTCAAATAGAGAATATCCGCCCTTTTCACCCTTGTCGCAGATACAGAGCAGAAAAACAGGCTTTGTGGGGTACTTAGTGATAAGTTCAACAAATGCCATAATAAGAAGATCGTAACGCTTACGTGGAGAATTGCGATTTACGTTTAACATAAGAAATCCATTTGCTGGAATACCAAGGCCAGCACGAACTTTAGTACGATCAACTTCTGAAAATAAATCATTTGAATATCCGTGACGAAGAGTACGCAGCCGGGGCTTGGGTGCGTCACCCAAAAATTGCTTTTCTAGAACAGCACGCCAGCGGTCTGTGAAAGCAAATACAACTGATGCTTCGCGGCGAATCATTTCCATAAACATCTGACGTTGTCCTACGTACACTTGGTCCAAATAGATAATAATCTTGAAACGCCGACGCTCATCGGCATTCAACTGCTTGGTAATCTCTTCAAGAAACTTACATACAACCAAGGAATCATTGTAAATGATGATGACATCGGGCTGAACCTGCTTGATGACTTCGGGAAGACGCTTATATCCAAATCCCTGCTCAAAAGGCTGTTCCATTGCACCGGCATCAAAACTGTTTACATTTGAAGGATAAGGTCTGTAATCAGGAATTGCTGTTTTAGCCCGCTGAAAACCGTAATGATGTAACTCTACATCTGGCTTTTTTGCTAGATACTTCACAATATTGTAGGTTACTTTACTATAACCCGTAAATTGCTGAATATGAGTGCCTACGAGCAAGACCTTCTTCTTTCGGTTTTGAAGTCTATCCAGCGAAATAGTTGTTGTATTATACGGAGGCGGAGGAGGCTGAGCAGACTGCATTTGTAGCATTTGTGTCTCAACATTCTTCATAATTTCAGGTGAAATAGGGCCATTCTGCGCCTGAAGTGTTGATAGCAGTGCCAACAGATTGGAATTCATATTAATTCTTTTTGGTGAAATTGGTTTAAATCAAAGATGCGGGAATTACATAGGATGTCTAAAAGGGCAACAATGCCTAAGAAAAAAGTAATTTCTAAGAAACTGAGGGAAGAAGTATGGTTAAAACATTTTGGCAAAACATTTTCATCAAAATGTCCTATTCAATGGTGTACGCGGGAAATTTCGGTTTTTTCTTTTGAAGCTGGGCATAATATACCCGAGTCCAAAGGTGGAAGAACAACAATTGATAATTTAATTC